GGGTCATCGGTACGCTGACCTTCAGCAGCAGCACGAATGATATAAGCAAAAAGCTGTCTATCTCGGGCGTTAGCTAAGGTCATACCAGCCTGACGAGCTAACTCTGCACGATACTCCCACTGAGTAATCATGAGGTCAACATTATCAAGCTCGAAGTGAGCTGCCATAGGTCGCTTGTCCAGCTCAACCGCAAACGTCGTAGACGTTGAGGAAGAACCTTCCTGACCAACCAGCTCTTCACCGGCACTCCAAGCAGACTTCAAGTTGACAGTACCCGTGATTGGGAACTCCATCTTTCGACCACTAGGAATAGTCTTGTGAGTCACAAGATTCTCAAATTGATTCACTTCATCATAAGCGTGAATCACTTCGCCAGACCAGACAGGCAACCATAACTTGTTAATGGCGGTACTACCACCTGAAGTTGCTGCCGCTTCGCTGACACGATAACCAAGGTCAGTATGAGCTAAAGAGTCTCCAGCCATAACTAATCTCCTTATAAAAATGCGAAAAAATTACGGACAATAATAGCAACTAGAACAAGATTTTTCCCTTACGGGAGTCCCCTTCCAGATGGGAATCGCTTAACTCTGGTTATCCATTGCCGTTTCCGGGGGATTCACTCAATTTAAAGGTCATCCAATTTCCAGAGCGTCCATTACTCTGGGAGTTTATTCCAATCTGTCTTAATCATTCTCTGCTCAACAGCTTCTCTAAACTTAGGTTCCATAGCAAATCTAGGATTGTTTCTGTCAGCAGTGAATTCTCTTTTTGTAGCATAGGGAGGATAGGTTTGAGAAGTATTTACAACTGCCTCCCTGTTTGTAGGAATAACAGGCTCATTAAGTTTAGGATTAGCTTCTTTATGAGCCTTATATTTCTGAGCTAATCCTCTCAACGTAATATCATTTAAATCTTTATTACTTAAACCCGCATTAATTGAGTATCGTTCTTCTTCAGTTAATGTTTCGGAAGCCCATTTTAACATTCCTTGAAGCTCTTCTCTACCTCCAACCACATTTGCAGCGTGCTGATAAGACTCTCTCATCTTTGCTTTCTGTCCTGCTAAGAATTCGTTAATCATAGTCTCAGATAAACCAGTCGAATTCTTAATTTGGTCTTTAGTAGTATCAGATAAGTTACCAGTAGTGGCAACTTCATATGCCCAGTCATCCCAAGTTTCTTGGTTGACTTGTTCAAAAGGACTTTTTGCAACTTCTTCTTTAACTTCAGGAGCTTCAATACGCAACTCTGCATTAGGGTCAATAGTTTCATCAGTAACTGTAGGCTCAGGAGCCGCAGGTTCTGGAGTAGTAGCTTGCATTTGCTGCTTTAGAGACGATAACTCTTGCTGTCCTTGCGTATACAAACGTTGAGCTTCTTTTAAACTGTCAAAGTAAGCTCCGGCATCAGCAAAGTTTTCGGGAATTGATTCACCAGATGTTTCAATGTACGTTTCAAATGCTGCTCGTTCATTGTTTAACTGCATATCATTCATCGTGGTCGTATTGTCAGATTGTTCCGCAGGCGGAGCCTGAGTCTCCTGATAATCCATAGGAGATTGTTCAGCCGGACTAGCTGGAGTCTGATTAGTATCTGTCATAAATTAATTTTCCTTTTCTAATGAGCGAATACGGTCTTCATGGTCGGTAATAACCGTACTAAACCTTTTCATTTCTGCGGCGAGCGAGCCTAATTGGCGATTCATTTGCCATAGCATAGTAACAATACCCGTACCTACGATAATTTCAATAATAGGTAACATGTCGGTTGAAGGTTCCATAGCACGCTCCCCTTCTATTAAAGTTTAAGTATTAGCCGGTAGTCCAAGGAAGCTTCTTAATTAACCAAGAATACATAGGTCTTCCAATTAAAGCACCGGCAGTAAAAACAACAGCCACATAACAAATATGAGCCACAATACCATTAAGAAATTCCATGTGATTTCTCCTTACGAATCTTTAAAATATCTCTAACAGTTTTCCAAGCCCACGCTAAACTGATAGCACCAGTTCCTAATAGCACAGGCAAGAATATCCACGTTGCAAATTCTGCAATCGCATAATTAAGGACAACTAAAATAACGCCACCAATAATTGGTCGCCATCCCATTGTTCCTCTAGAAATAACTAGTAAAACCATACCAGCTAATAAACATAATCCTCCGATTGCACTTAACATAGTTAGTGGCTCATTCGGAGCAAGTGGAGTCACTGCGTCTACAATTCCAGAGGCTGTTCCGCTAGTATTAGATATCCTAGGAGTACTACAACATCCTGTTAAGAACGAGCATAGAATAGTAAACAGTAACTTCATCAGTACCCCCTCATCTTTTTAACAACTTTCTTAGTCTTCTTCTTAGTCTTCTTCTTTGCTTTCTTATTTGCAGCTGCTTTATTCGCAGCAGCTCTTTCATTACCAGAAAGATTCATTCTTTTTTTGAATGCTGCTTCTGATTCACCGGGATATTTTTTCATATTAGGCATAGAAATCTCCTTATTTTCCTCTAAGGCCGCCGCCGCCGCTGCCTTTTCCTTTAGAGGCTTTACCTGATTTTTTGGTTTTTGCAGAACGTTTATCCGCTCTAGCACTTTTCTTTTCTAAAGCTTTTCTAGCAGAAGGCATAGCTCTTTTACCTCGCTTAGCCTTACTGCCTCTAGCCTTTTTCTTTTTATCCTTTTCATCTTCTTTTTTAGCCACGAATCACCTCCTTAAGTTATGCTGGCTCTAGGAATTTTTTCTTTATATGTATGAGCACTTGGTAGTAATTTTTTTGCATGATACTTAGAAGCTAAGTAGCCTGTAATTAAGTCTCTCCAAGTAGTTATATTGGGAGGTACGTTTGTGTTTGAAACGGTGTCTTCATCACAAATAATTATCTCATAGATTTTAATACCTTGAAGATAATCTGGGTCTGAAACAAGCTGAATACTTCGTCCAATTTGAACTTTCCCATTTGATGTAATAGAATTAGCTGAACCTGTTAAAGCCATCATATCAGAAACAACACTTCTTCCATCATACGCAGCAATAAAGGGTCTATATCTGCTACCTCCAATATCTATTTGACCGCAGGAAATAATAGTTTCACCATCGCCGTTCATAGTATGTGTAAGAGTATTACTACCTACTTTCCATATTAAATCTTTATTAGTTCCAGAGTAATCTACCTTAAGGCTCCAGCTATTTGAGACATTAGGACTGGCTCCCTTGGTAATAATAGTAACTTCTTCATCTGGAGCATCATCTAAATCTACCATCATAACAATAAGAAATTCTGGACCAGTTACCGCCGCTGTTTCCATCTGTATAAAATCTTGTTCTGCTCCATCAGCCCACTCTAAGTAATTAAATCCTCGTATACCGGTGTCATCATTTACTAATGCAGGCATTCTTGTAGTAGTATTTTGAGTCATATTAATGCTGCCTCTTTCGGCTGTCCACTCTACACACAATCCAGCATTATTTGTTTCGGGTCTCATACCATCGGGCTTAAACCAATATACATGATGCCCATGTATCAAAGAGGTTGGAGTCCACACTGGTCCAAGTTTATAATTCCACGAGTGGTCCCATCTTTCAGGAACTCTAAATCCCCTAATCTTTAATATCTCATCTCTCTGTGCTACCATAGTATCTAAAGTTCCTCGCCCAATAATAGTGTCTTGATTTTCTCTTAAAACACAATTATCTGTAGTTACCATACTATTAGATAAAATATCTAGGGTTTTTAAAGGAGCGTTTTCAAGACTCATAGTTTACTCCTTAGGATGAAGGCGGTAAACAATATACAAACTTAAGAGTACCGCTATTTCCCCAAGCTTGGGCATTTTGATTAGCTACGATTCTAAAGAAGGGAACCTCTGTAGTTGTAAAATCTACTAGACCTAACTTTAAACCGGGAGAGTTTACGTTGGGGGTAATATCTGATGATACAGTAGCATAGGTAGCAGTCCACGAACTTCCGTCAGTAGATAACTCTACTGTACAATTAGATGCTACATCTGAAAATGCTCCAATAATTTCTACGCCTACCATAATCTTTTTACCGTTAAAGCCGGTTGTACTAATAGCCCTAGAAGCTAAAGCATCGCTAGTTCCAGACCCAGTAATAGTTGAGATGGCAGGAGTAGCTTCTGTCTTATAGACAACATAAGAATTTGTAGTAGTAGCTGAAGTCCAGTCTACTTCTGGTACATAAGTCGCCATGTCTTTACTCCTAGGTTAAGGTTTTTCCTGAATATAGCATCTTAACAGTACCTGTACCGCCAATAGTTAATTCAGCAGTATTCATTGATATCCGAATACTAGGTACAAAGATGTTAGTTAAATCGGTAGGATACAAATAAACTCCTAGAGCAGTTGGGTCTAAAGAAGTTGTAAGTGTTTTAATAGGGAAGTAGGTTGTTCCGTCTATGGAGCCTTCAATAACCACATCAACTACTCCCGAACCTCCGGGGTCATCTAATGGCGATACAATTTCTACTCCTGTGACGCTTGTTTTGTTTGCTAGATTAACTACACTACTTCCTGTTCCGGCTGTGTTAAGCTCGGGAGATACAAAGTTTGGGGAGGTATCTCCTCCGCCTGCTGTAGAGGCATTGCTAATATAGGAGGAGTATCCGGCACTCTGTTTAGGGGCTACGCTAAAGGCTGATATTAGTTTAGACATTCATTTCTCCTCCTGTACCAAGAGCAGACTGTAGTTGCTGCATAAGTTCTGGATTATTTGCTAATACCTGTTCGATTCCTTGACCTCCAGTTTGCTGTAAGTCTTGAGCAGCTGCCTGTTGTGCAATATTAACCGCTCCCTGAGCCATAGCTCCTTGGGCTGATAAACCTTGCTCAAACTTAGACATTTCCTGTGCTTGCTGCTTTGCTTCTGATTCGGTCTTAATCCAAGTAGTAGCATCAAATCCAATAGAAGTAATCAATGCTCTTGCGTACTCTTCCCATCTAAACAGACTAAGGGCAGGGTCGGGAAGACTTCTAACCATTTCACCCATTTGCATAAGTTTCTGTAAATCAGAATCTCTACTTAAAGCTTGAAGACCTGTTACGATTTCAACTGTTAAAATACCATCGTCAGAAAATTGGTCTGAAAGTCTTGGGTCTATTTCTTCATTAGCTAACATTAAGAAAACAGTTCTTCGAACAATTGGCTCCATTAAATCTCTAGCAATAGCAGAAAACGCTCCGCCTAAAATAGTTTCTAATTCAGAGCCAATCATTCTAACAGCTGTAGCAGTAACTCGTTCTCCGGTTGGGATAGCAGAGCCAGTCAGTAAGAAAGCGTTTCCTACTTCTCTTCTCATAGTTTCTACCCCATTTTGAGTGGCTTGAATCTGGGGATTCATTGTTGCGGAAGGAGTTAAAGTAAATACATCCTGTTGTCTAGCAGCAACAAACGAACCATTCTGTACTCCTACAACGTCATCAAGTTCTGTGATACCCGCAGGGTCTACTCCAATCCAGAAAGCAGAACCAGCTGCTGTTCCTTCAATTAAAGCCTCAGTAAATGACTCTAAGGTAGCCAAGTCACCAATGATATCTTCACAATGAGAACGACCATAGTTTTCTCCAGCCACACTAGACCATCTTAAACAGACATAAGGACTGACAGCATAAGAGCCTTCATTTTGAAGCTCTCCTTCACCATTCTCTGCTCTGTAGTTCCAAGAGCCGTCTTCTTGATGGGTTAATCGAACATACCAACAATCATATCCTTTTCTTTCCATATCTAAGGTTGCTTGATAGTGTAAATCAGAAGCAGGTTCATCATTGTCCTTAGCCATGTACTCAATAAAGATTAATTCTTGAAGCTCTCCTTCGACATTTCGTCGGGCAACAAACTGGTCTAATCTTAGTAACCTAAAATTATAGTCATCTTCCATAACTAAACAAACATCACCCGCTACAATTAAATGCTGTAACGCCGTAAAGATAGTTTCTCTTAGGTTCTTACTATTAAGTTTATTATGTACTTGATAAGAAAGGCTTTCTAAGAAGTTCCAAATATTCTGGGCTGGCTCCATACCACTCTTTAAATCAAACTTAAAAAAGGGAGTATCATTTAAAGGAAGCATAGCAGAAAGAATTCTACTAGCCATGTTGGTAACTCCTCTAGCCCCAACAGAAGAATATGGTTGAGGTAACTGCTCCTCTTCAGTCCAACCACTTGGTGGTAAGACTGAGGGAACTGTTAAAGACGCACATTTTCTAGCACGCTCTAACTTTGTTTGACGCTGTTGGTCTAAGATTCTCCAGCGTTCTTTAATAGTTTCTTCAACCATTACTTGTCTCCTTATTCGGGAAGTTGATTAGGGTCGTACTCTTCCTCTTCACCGTCCATATCATATAGACCATAGAAGCCGAAAACCATGTCTTCTTCTTCTTCGCCATCATCAACGATAATTCCTTCGGCTTCATTGATTGCCATCTCTTCTGCACGAGCCACAGCATCTTCTCGTTCTTCGGCTAATCTAATTTGACGCTCTCTTTCAGTCTGTTCCATTTCTAAACGCTGCTGTTCCTGTAGCCTAACTTCTTCTTGTCTTCTTTCCCACTGTGCTTCTGAAGCAGACCGTTGCTCTCCCATCATTGCTGTCATCATTGCCATCTGTGCCCCAAAGTCAGGAGTCTCAGGCATTTTAATTGTTGGACCACCGCCACCAAAAAATCTAGCGGTAGATGGAACTCCAAATCCCAGCAGGTTTTCTATATTAGAGTTTCTCCTACTAAAGTAGTCATTAACTTTTAAAGGTTCCATAATTTACTCCTTAGTATGGTCTACGCATTGCCGAAGACTTTTTAGCTCTTCTTGCGAATCTAGGCTGTGCTTTTCTTTTACGACGTACTCCACCAACAGCAGACTTACCAGCTACGCCCTTAACTCCAGTTCCTCCGCCACCTTCTTTAGCAACGTTAGCCGAAGCTTTAGAGTCTACACTTCCAGTAGTAGCACTTAACATATCAGAAAACTTTCTTTGAGATTTAATAGCTTCAAACTTAGCTTTCTTTCTTTGCTCTGCCATCAGTCTATTGTTTCTAGCGTTTGAAGCAGCCATTGAGGCTTCGAATCTACGACGTTCTTTTTGCATATCTAGTTTATTTTGTTTCATCATTTGCTGCATTTGTTTAGCATGACGGTCAGCCATTGCTTGGTAATCTACAGCAAGCGCATTACTTCTTCGCATCTGGTCTTCAACTCTATCCATACCGGTAATTCTTTTACCTACCCATACAAAGGGTTTAGCAACAGTCTTTACAGCCTTCTTAAAGAATCCACCTACGCTAGATAAGAATCCAAATTCAGGATAGCCAGTCTCAGGATTGACTGCGTTTTCTTCATGACCTACAATAAATTGATTCATGTTAACACCGGCTGCTTCAAAAGAAGCTTTCATCATTCCAGCAAAATCAGCATCGCCTTCTAACATTGCCAGCGGAACAACCAATTCGCCCGGAGTAAGGTGAGCTAAAACGGTATCCCCTTTACGTCCAGCTTCAGCCCCTTCTTCCATAGTCATTGGGTCTACTTCAGGAACCATTTCTTCTCCGGTTGCCAGTCTGGCTTGAAGCCGTTCGTATCTTGGGTCAGCCATTTTAATTCCCCTTTTCTTGTTTAATAAGAATATGTTTTAGTTTAGAGATAACATCCCGTTGTCCGCCTCTAAATGCCCACGTTTCTTTTGAAACGTCTGGCGAGTACTCAAGAGGAGGATACATCCTTTCTAGTTCTTCCACCATTTTTTGGTCTATTGGTGGCATTCGGTCTTTCATCGGGATTCTCCTCACAATCGCATGAATCACAATCAATCTTCATGCATTTTTCTAGTTTATCGACTTTATGAACTAAGTCTTTTACAATAAGAGTGAGCTGTGATAAATCAACAGCCCCTCCTAATAACATTTTATCTAATGGATTAATTCTCATGTTGCCTCCGCTAAGTCTACAACCTCACAACTACCACCAGTACAGGCTAAAGTTTGCGAAGCTTTAGTTGTGTCTTCTAACTCGTAGTTAGATAAATCTTTGAAATTTAAAAGTGGCATCTTATCACTAAGGATTTTGAATGAGGTCTCGTCAATTGCCTCAAAGGGAGCCTGTTCGTAAACATGGTCTACCTTTGGCAGGAAGGAAATTCCTTGAATGTCATCAAAGTTTTCCCATACCCAAGCACCAATAGATAAGAAGTCTTCGTCAGAGTAGTTCACTGTAATAGAGGGATTGTGCTCGCACCAGTGATTTTTGTAAACGCTCCACAACTCTAAATGCTCTAAGGCTGTAATATCATCGGTGGTTTTTCCATACTTAGGAGCCGAAACAGGGAAGTCAAATACGGCTGTGTTGTTAGGGTTAAGAACACAGTCTTGATGTGGCATTCCTTTATCATCTAAGAAAGTATAGATGGGGTCTTTCTTATCAATACGAACTCTTCTGATATAGTAGTTAGAAAATCTAGGATGAATACCTGAAGCCGTATTAGCCAGACACGATACTGTACCGCTGGGCTTTACGCAAGTAATTGCTGCCGAGGGATTGATGCCAATTCGTTCTGCCCAGTTTGCGTTTGTTTTTCTTGCGTGGTCTCTCCACTTACTAAGCCTACTACTTAGCTGAAGAAGTCCATCTGACCCCCACATTAAAGGATTATCATAGATGCCGGTAAAGGAAACTCCTAAGAGTCTTTCCTCTTTAACATTCTTTTCCCACTCAACACCTAAGAAGGGGAAGTAAGTAAGGGCTGATTGACAGGTTCCTAGGATAGTAGCTGCTTCAACCTTTCTTTTAATGTCCCCAATCTTATCGTCTGGCTTGATAATAACTTCAGTTAAGTTACAGAACTGTCTCGGTCGGAGTAAGATTTCAGCACACGGATTAAGACCGTACTTAATACTGGAGTCTCGATTCAACCAATCGCACTGCGTTTGAGCACCCTCTCTATTAAAGATGCCACGCTCTCCTGAGTGAGAGTCGTATAAGTCTTGCCATTCTCTAATGAATTCGCCAAGTGAGGGCTTACCGTCATACACCGCAGAGTTGTTTGCTAGTGACCTGTAGCCAGAAGCATCCCACCATGCACCGCTTTTACACTTAGCCATCTCACGGTCTGATAAGTCCGACAGTGAAATCATAGCCGACCGTCTTACTCCGCCTACAATAATAGACCTTGCAATAACGCAGCAAATATCGTGACACTCTAAAGAGGTAAGCTTTCTACCTCGTGCTGAATCTAAAGTCTTAACAACGAATTTAAACACAGCCTCAAGAGGCTCTGGTCCGCTAGCTCTGCCGCCAAATGTCTTAAGTCTTTCACCAGCCAAACGAATATCAGACAAATCCCAAGTCGGGTGAATGCCTCTCATCCATAAATGCTCTAACAACTCGATTAAAGACTTAGCCCATCCTTCTTTAGAATCTTCTACCTTAACAACATAGTCTTTGTTTCGGGTAATAGTTTCAGGAACGACTGGAAGACTGGACACGGCATGTGCTTCTACTGAATAACCCACGCCTGTTCCGTTCATTAAGATATACATTAACTCACCAAAAGAGTATAGAGTATCAATCTCTAAATAAGAACAATTATAAATACAAGTGTTGTCCCTATCAGCCGCAGGTCCAGCCGTCATTAAGGCTCTCATGCTAGGCATAATCTCAAGGTTGGTAATCATTTCTTTAATGTCAGGTCTTTCCTTTAAAGACTCAAACTTACCAGTCATCCAATCCCAGTATCTAGACACCGTTTCATTCCAAGTTTCTCGTCTGTTTTCTTCGTCCATCCATCTAGCATATCTAGAGACGGCGATAAATTTCTGAAATGCGTCCATTAGTTAACACCTGTACTTCCAAAACCGCCCACGCTTCGCTCAGAAACGTGGTCGTTATTCATCTCATCTTCACTAATTTCTACAAAACAGCAGTCAGATTTGTGCTCCAAGATAATCATCTGAGCAATACGCATATCTGGTTCCACCGTAAACGTAGTATTAGAAGTATTCTTTAAAGGAACAAGGATTTCGCCTCGATAATCGCTGTCAATAATACCAACAGAATTAGCCAAGACAATACCATGCTTTGTTCCAAGACCAGACCTAGGTACAATCATACCGAAAGACCCGTTAGGCAATGCCATTCTTAGGCCGGTCTTAATCATCTTAACTTCATCAGGCTTGATAGATTCTGACCCTTGAATGCAGGCTTTTATATCTAGTCCAGCTGCTTGAGGCGTACCTCGTACTAATGAAGGCGATGTTTTATCAACTACTGAAACCAAAACAGGCTCAATTGTAGGGTTGTTAATCGTCATGTTTATCTCCATATACTATTATACCCGATTTAAGGGGTGTTTAATCAAATAAAGGCAAGGTCCAAGGAGTAACTTCCCCTGTTTCCTTGCAGTAATCGCCGTTTCTAAGTATTCTGACGCATCTGGCTTGACTTAGAAAGTACTCCTTATCATAACCAAGCTCCTCATAAGCCCATAGAATTTCTTGAAACCAGTCTTCGTGGTCGAACTTAAGTATTCTATTTTCAAAATACTTTGGTCCTTTACCCGGAAGTCCGGGGATGCCATCTGTTGGGTCTCCTGCTACGATTTGACAGGCAAAGAACTTATCGGCATCGTATTCTGATATGTACTCTGGAGCATCCTGCTTATCGGGATTCCAGTGCCATCCCGGCACGCCTTTTAAATCTTTATCAATTGTCACAGCAACAGCCTTTCCTGAAGAAGCCCCAAGACCCATAATATCATCGGCTTCAAGGTGGGGAACCTGCTTGCTGTAGTACTCGGATAAAAGAATCTCTTTAGCATAGTCTAGACAATCAGGCTGTGATGAGCCATCTCTATGAGCTTTATAGTTCTCCCACCATTGCCTTCTAAAGTTGTCATTACGAGCACAAGAAAAAGCAACCATTACACTATTAACTCCATCGGGAGTCCAGTTATCAATGTCATTAGCTAGCCTATCTTCTAGGCAATCAATTCCTTCGATGTCTGCCCAACATGCTGCCTTGTACGCTATGATATCCCCATCTAATATAGCCAGCTTAGGCTGAGTCAAGTCCGTCATCTTCATCTTCGTAGTCATCATCGTCTCCTTCCTCGAAGAAATCTTTCATTTCATCGAACATTCTTTCTACTACTTGTTCTATTACTGTCTCGATATTAACAGGTCTTTCTTGTTGTTTGGCAACACAGACTTCACAACTACATTTATCTGTATGAGAACTTGCCCCAAACCCACAGAACACAGGGAGCAAAGGTTCTACTGTATTAACGAATCCTTTCTCAGAGGATTCATTATCAAGGAACCATCCAAAGGTATCTTGATATTCTTTAGGGTCGGCTTCAATACAGTTAGCGAGATGTTCCGAGGGGTCTTCTCTCCATGCGGCATACTCGTCTACAAGTTTTCTTTTGCCTGAGCGAATAAAGATTTGGGTTGCTCCATACTCTCTGCCGTATGCAAGCTCATTCATAAATCTACAATCGTCTACGATAACTAGGCTTTCCCAATACTTATCTCCCTTTTCAAGCCTTCTAACTTCTTCAGCTCTAACTTCGATTATTTCTTTGTGAAAAGCCTTTACCCAATAGTCTGGGTCTTCAGTTCTTTTCTCCATACCGATTCTTTGACAGACTTCCCTATACTCTTCCGGGTTATCTTCTTTAGTTAGTCCCATATCTTTAACTTCCTTCTTTAATCCACCGGCAAAAGAAAGTAACACTGGTCTAAGACCTTGTTTGAAGGCGTAGTCAGCAATCATTTTTGCTAGGGTTGTCTTCCCTACTCTAGCCCTTCCTGCTATCATAATTAAATTCATTGGTTAGTTCCTTTAATAACTTACCGGGAGCAACGATTATAGGAATATCCAGTCCTCCTGCTCTCAATACTTCACATGCACTTGTAGCACATGTTTTTGGTTTCCATTTATGAAAGAATCTAGTACAAAAAAACCAAGCCAACACAGGAAATGCGTTAACTTTGTAGTTTCCATTTACTACCGACTCTATATGTTTCCAGTTTATATCTAGTTTGCCAACATCAACGATAACATCTGCCTCTCCAGACCAACGTATTAATACATCAGCCTTCATTAAAGCAGCAGGACGGTTTAACAGCATATAAATAATAGCGTCAGTTCCGTTCTCACTTGTTATTCTTACAGAACAATGAGTAAACGTAGACTTACTCCAGAATACAATTAGCCAAGTCCAAAATTTATTTATTAGAGTTTCGTTCCTATACATCTGATGAGTATGGGAATAAAATCTAACAGATACTTTACACTTAGGATTCATTGATAATGAATATTCATTCCCAAAGCTAGAGCAAGTGCGTGTTCTGCTCTAGCACCCTCGCTCTTTTCCCAGTTGCGTAGCATATACATACTTTCGCAATCAAAGATGGCATCGAAATCTCTTCGTAAAGCTTCTTTAAGTTCAAGCTTAGTCATGTCATCTGCACAATCAACGCCAGCGTCTCTATCTAATTTAGCTGGATTAATAACATGCCAAAGATTTGTCTTTTCTAACGTCTGTTCTGCACGGTCAAACTCTTCGTGGTTATTATTAACATATCCACGCATTGGACCTGCAATATACATAAAACTCTTCTCAACAGTATCAGCAAATAACTCTAGTCCCATTGCTTATCTCCTTAGTGGCAATCTGCCCATGAGTTTCCAATCTTGTAGTCGCCCTCTAAAGGAACAACACAGCCAAGGCGTTTACCCGCCTCAGCAATTGCATTAGCACCAAGCCGTCCTACTTTTTCGGCAACACTTGGCACACATTCTAACTGCCATTCGTCGTGAACAGTAGCCATAAATCTAACCTTATCGGTTAACTGTAGTCTTTGAATATTTCTATGAAGAATGCACTGAGCAAGCTTCATAACAATAGCACCATCCCCCTGCAACTGAACGTTTAAGGAAGCGTGTACTGACCTACAAGGAACTTCCCTGTCATCCAGTAGTTTAATAGTGCCTTTCTTGTTGACCTGAAACTTACACTGCTGAATAACTTTATTCAAAGCAGGCAGCTTAGCCAAGAATCTTTCTTTGATTCTTTTACCTACGGCAGCAGACTGATTAATAATCTGTCCCACTTTAGCATCTCCAGCACCATAAATAAATCCGTAAAAGAATGTCTTAGCTTGGTCCCTATCAGATAAGCCTGCTGCTTGTTGGTTCAAAGTATGTACGTCTTGCTCGACAACTACTTTACCGTAGGCTCCACCATCATACTTTGCCATTCGATTAGCAAGCATTCTAGCCTCCAAGCCCTTAGCATCAATGCCTACTTGAACCCATCCATTGGTAGGAATAAACAACTTCCTTGCCCTAGGGTCTCCGCTTACCTGCTGAAGGTTAGGCTGACTGGCGGTCATCCGACCTGTAACTGTACCCTGTGGATTAACCGAGCCGTGAATCCTATTATCTCTAGAATTCTTTGCTCTTGTAACCCAATCAGTCACTTGACCTTTTAGTTTAATAGCATAAAAGTATTTAACCAGCTCTTTTGCTTCGGGATAGTCTAGCTTCTTAAGAACACTTTCGTCAACCTTTGGATTTCCCTTCTCAGTTAACGGCGGCTTCCATCCGTATTTGTTACTTAGCCTCTGTGCAATCTGCAATCTAGAGCCGGGATTGAATACGGTAATTTTATCCTTGAGTTTCTTACCAGTCTTTTCGGACCATCGTTCTTCTACAAGAGGCGGAAAGATATCTCTCAGTTTTTCTGATACATCTAAAGTAATATCATCTAGCTCGGCTACAAGCTTTTCTCCTTCTTCAAGATTAAATCCAAATCCGTTAGAGGTCTGCTCTGAAATAATCTCGGTAACAATGTGCTCAAGTTTAATGATTCTTTGATGCGACGTAATAAATTCTAACTGAGCCATGTAGATGGCCTTGTTTACTAGAACATCTTGTTTACAGTACTCTAGCATCTCTTCGCTAAAGGCATCCCATCCACCAGAGTAATCTCCCTTGTAGATTTCAAGGTACTTACCCCAAGCTTCTAGAGAGTTTCCTCCTAAAGGATGTTGCCCCTTATCGGGATACATGACTCTGCTAACTACTAAAGTATCCACACACTCTGTATTGATTGGCCCATATAACCTCTCAAGTACTGGGATATCGTACATAATAATGTTATGTCCCACAAGTAGTTTAGCTTCTCGTAGTTTCTTTACACCCTCTTCAATTTCGCATGGTCCATACTCAAACGTCTGGTCGCTATCCAAATCTGCAATACAAAGACAGTGAATAGTATCTGCTTCTTTTGTTACATGTCCCTTTTGATTAAGGGTTATTTCGTTTAAGCCATTGGCTTCTATGTCAAATACGAGTCGGTTCATGAGACTCTCCTTTGTTTAATAAAACCTCCACATGCCTTTCTCTTCCCATTCTCTTGATGATTCACGCTCGTTACCTAGAAACTTAACGTGTGTGTATTTACGTCCATCGGGATGAATAACATGTGTGTATTCATGATTGTCATGAGAGTACTTAATATGGACGGTATCTAAGTTACGCTCTACGTTAATTGGAATATTGTAATCAGCATCTCCCATTGACATTCCTACTTGGTGCTCTCCTGTTGGAAGGATAGTAAAGTCACTGTTCCATCTTACAGGTTCCGAGTAAAGAGTCTCTGGAATAAATTCCATCTTTTGTTCATTTGTTTCCATTCCAAGCCATCCTATCTATTTCACAAATATCTGTACAAAATCTAATACTGTTCCACCTGTAGTCTGAGAATACCGCACAATCAATAGTATCATACCCTAACATTCGTGCTGCTTCTAGCCTACAGTTACCAGTAAAAACCAAGTACCCTTCTGTCATGTCAGCGAATAACTCAGTCCACATAGTAAGATTACCATCGTTTTTAAGTCTTTCTTTATAATCGCTGTGATATTCATGTACAATTAAAGGGTAGTTTAATCCGTTGTCTACAATATCAAAGATAAGTTTCTCAACCACCTTTTTGTTAGGCTTCTGATTTTGTACAAGCATATCTAAAGGTACTTGTTTTAATTTAAAATCTAAGAAGTGACTGTCCTTATCTGGCACAATGCCTGTAGAAAGAAAGTCTTCCTTAGTTTGTTGTCTAGCTTTTAGGTGCATCAAATTTAATCTCCTGACATGTTCCTTCTAGAAACAACAATTCGTTTTCTAAATAGTCACATAATACAATACAGTCTATAGAAGTGTATCCTAATTCTTCCGCAGCCCATAATCTATTACAACCACAGAATACCATGTTGGCAGGCTTGTCTCCCATAAATCTAAACCAATGCCTCCAAGTTTCTACCCTACTTTCTGGCAGCTCATCTTCAAAGCTTGGCCTATACTTAAATACAATCAAAGGACTTAATAAACCTTGGGATTCAATACTGGTTTTAACCTGTTGAGTAAACAACTCATGCCCATCTTTCTGTATCATAGGAGTAAGGCTACTAATCTCTAACTTCTCTGCATGAAAAGATTTCTTTAGTTGAGTAGGTGTTAAGGTTTTATGAAGTGCTTCTAAATAAGTCACGTTACTGGCTCAAAGGTTGCCTGTCCCGTATCATCCAATGCTACATCAATTTCATCCAGCCTACCTGTAACTCTGTTGTAGTATAGACCAGAAGCAACGCCTGCCCGACCAGTCAAACGATTCTTTAGCACTCTAACCAACGTGGTGTTAGCTACTCTTTCATCAGGATTCTGTCGGTCTCGTTCCAACCCAATAACAACATTAGGCACTGAAGCCAGTGAGCCAGAGCCACGCAAATCTTGCAGGGTAATTCTGTCACCTTCTTCGTATGCCTTTTGAGTCTTCTTAAGCTGGGAGATAACATCAATACGAACTCCAGTTCTAGATACAAGCGACCTAAGTTCTTTCATAATGTTATCAATCAACAGTCGCTCTGAACTACCGCCATCAAAGTCAGCCTCTGAACCCATCAGACCAGCCGCTGCCGCAGTGATGTGGTCAAGAACAATAACGTCAACTCCCAAAGACACAGCCATAAACTCCATCCTTGCACAAAGATTCTTAAGACCGTTGTGACCAAGGTGGTCGTAAATGTAAAACGATGTCTGACTAAGATGTTCTCTAGCCGACGCATACTCTTCGTCGGTAAGGTCATCAATTACGTCAATAAAGATAGGCTCTTTCCCCATCTTTTCACGCAAGTCATTCATAAGTCTTACTGCTTTAATTGCACGCACTGGTTTATTCAGCATGAGAGAAACCATATCATCCATAGTTTCTTGTGGTGACTCTTCCAACATGATAGCACCGACGCTACGTCCTTCTTCAAGGTGGTGGTGCATAAGCTCACGAACAATGGTTGACTTACCAGAGCCAGTGCCTGAACACCACAGGGTAATCTCACCTGAGCGTTGTCCAATTAAGAACTCAGTAAGGGAATTGAATGGGAAGGGATACACCCGTGCAGCCGACAGTTCCTGAGAAGTTTCAATAACCTTTGACACATGCATAATCTCATCAGGTGAATACTCATGAGCGTTCCACAAAGCACTATTGGTTTCGGTAATCAAGTCATTTACCAGACACTCGTTTGCATCTTTGCCCGGAAGGGTAATAATCTTTACTCTACCCGGAGGCAGCAGTTCAGCCACCTGCTCGGCTGCCGCCTTGCC